AGTATCTAGAATTTGTTACTGATAGATTGCTTCTTGACTTAGGTTGCAGTAAAGAGTTTAATGTACAAAATCCATTTGACTTTATGACTAATATTGCACTTAAAGGAAAAACTAACTTCTTTGAAAAAAGAGTTGGTGAATACCAAAAGGCCGGCGTAAAATCTGCAATTGTGCAAGATTTTTCTACCGATGAAGATTTTTAAAAAATAGAGACACAAAAAAATGAAGGTTACAAAAAGAGATGGCTCGTTAGAGACACTAAAACTAGATAAGATCACCAACCGTATTAAAAAACAAACATACGGTTTAAATTTAGATTTCGTAGATGCCCTAGAAGTTGCAACTAAAGTTGTAGCTGGTATCTATGATGGAATTACTACAGTTGAACTGGATAATTTAGCTGCTGAAACTTCAGCTTCTTTAAATCACGTACATCCAGATTATTCATATCTTGCGGCTAGGGTTGCAATTACCCGATTGCACAAAACCGTTAGCAAGAAATTTTCAGAAGTAATTGAGGCTTTATATTCATATACTGATCCAAAAACTGGTCTTCCAGCTGGATTAATTAATGACGATGTAATTAAAGCAGTTCGTAAACACGCCGATATTTTAAATGAATCTATCTTACACGATAGAGATTTTAATTTTGATTACTTTGGATTTAAGACTCTAGAAAAGAGTTACCTACTTAAGATTAATGGTCAAACTGCTGAAGCTCCTCAACATATGTACATGAGAGTTGCAGTTGGTATTTGGGGAGATGATATTCAAAATGTTCTAAAGACATATGAGTTATTATCTACTCATAAAATGACCCATGCGACTCCTACCCTATTTAATGCTGGAACAAAAAGACCTCAATTATCTTCTTGTTTCTTGTTAACTATGCAGGAAGATTCTATTCAAGGAATTTATAAAACTCTTTCTGATGTTGCAGCAATTTCACAAAATGCAGGCGGTATTGGATTAGCGATTCATAATGTTAGAGCAACCGGTTCTTATATTAAAGGAACAAACGGTACTTCCAATGGAATTGTTCCAATGCTTAAAGTATTTAACGAAACCGCCAGATATGTTGATCAAGGTGGTGGAAAGCGTAAAGGTTCATTTGCAATTTATCTTGAACCTTGGCATGCTGATGTTGAGGATTGGTTAGATCTTCGTAAAAACCATGGTAAAGAAGAGCGCCGTGCTAGAGATCTTTTCTTAGCACTATGGACTCCAGATTTATTTATGGAAAGAGTTGAAGCCGATGCAGATTGGACTCTATTTTGTCCAGCCGAAATTGGTGTTGAACTTTGGGAAATGCACGGTCAAGAATTTAGAGATAATTACGAAAGACTTGAAAGAGAAGGAAAGGGTCGCCGTACAATAAAAGCAAGAGCTCTTTGGCAAAAGGTATTAGAATCTCAAATTGAAACAGGCACGCCTTATATTCTTTATAAAGATGCAGCAAATGAGAAATCTAACCAAAAAAATCTAGGTACAATTAAGTCTTCTAACTTATGTACAGAGATTATGGAATACACAAGTAAAGATGAACAAGCTGTTTGTAACTTAGCTTCAATTGCAGTTAATCAATTTATTAAGTTTCCAGAAAAAAGATCTTTAAAACAGCGTAGAGCCCATGCAGAGTACGATCACCAAGCACTATACGATGTTACATATCAAACTACCCTAAATCTTAACAAAGTAATTGATATTAATTTCTATCCAACTCCAGAGACTAAAGCTTCTAATATGAAGCATCGTCCAATTGGAATAGGTATTCAGGGAATGGCAGATACGTTTGCAATTTTAGGTTTACCCTTTACATCAGATGAAGCTAAGAAATTAAATGAAGATATTTTTGAAACAATTTATTTTGCGTCAATGAAAGCTTCAGCAGATCTTGCTAAAAAACTTGGAGCATATGAATCATTTGAAGGAAGCCCATTAAGTGAAGGTAAATTCCAATTTAATCTTTGGGGCTTCGAAGATTCTCAGCTTTCAGGCAGATGGGATTGGTCAGCACTTAGAAAACAAGTTATGAAAACTGGTGCTCGCAATTCTTTATTGTTAGCTCCAATGCCGACTGCATCCACTGCTCAAATCATGGGCAATAATGAAGCGTTTGAAGCATTTACCTCAAACTTGTATACTAGAAGAACCCTTTCTGGAGAATTTGTTATTGTTAACAAACATCTAGTACGAGACCTAGTTGAGTTAGACCTATGGTCAGATAATTTAAAAAATAAAATTATCACTGAAAAGGGATCAATTCAAAATATTGCAGAAATTCCAGTTGAAATTAGAGAAATCTATAAAACTGTATGGGAATTAAAGCAAAGAGAAGTAATTGATATGTCAGCTGACCGTGGTAAATTTATTTGTCAATCTCAATCACTTAACCTTTTTATTAAGGATGCAAATGCTGCAAAATTAACTTCTGCTCATTTTCACTCTTGGAGAAAAGGCCTTAAGACTGGTATGTATTATTTAAGAACAGAATCTGCAGTTGATGCTATTGCTGGTCTTGGAGTAGACTCTGCTGCACTAAAGCAGTCAACTCTATCTACTGAACAAATCCAAAGTGATCTGGTTTGTTCGCTTGATAATCCAGACGATTGCATTGCCTGCTCTTCTTAATAAATAGAATAAAGACCTAATTATTATGCTTAAGAACTTTACTTCCTGGTTAAATGAACAAGATGATCCTCTTGCAGCAGATCCAATGGCAGCAGTCGGCGGTGAAGCCGCTGCAGCAGCAGCTCCAGGTGAAAAGTCTCAAATTAGAGCAATTTTAATATCCAATCCAATTGGCACAGCAGATCGACCTGGTGACATGGTAACTAAACAATATAATGAATATGTTTTAGACATGGACCGAGTTAAAGAATGGATTGAAAAGAATGCAAAAGATTCTTCACAAGATATTTTGGATTACTTAAACGGCAAAGACGTTGAAATTAAAGATGCCCATAAGAAATTTACAGCCGCGGTTCAAGCTAATGAATTTGGAAGACCTCAAACTGTAATTGATGTAGATTTTACAAAAGACGGAGAACCAACAACAAAAGATATTAATTTGATATTTTTAGCATAATGGAACTTAGTGAAATTTCTCAAAATGTAACAAACGATATCCTTCGACTAATTCAGCAAAGCGCCGGAAAAGTCGGAAGATATCGTTCTTTTGCATTAGAATACACTAAACCTCTCTATTTTGATTTAAAGGTTAATATCAAAATTACTGACACTCTGTTTGGAGCAAGGGATTTATATTTTAAGAATATTCCATCTGAAGTTTTAAAATTTGAAAGATTTGGCCATGCAATAGATGGAGACTCTTTTGGTGGAGATTCAGAAGATGGCGCAGAAATTGAAATTTCAGTTGCAGTTGATCCAACTCAAATAGATTCACAAAAACTAAAGTCTAGACTACTCGATGTAGTTAGACATGAAATTGAACATATTGTTCAAAGAGGTCCGAATTTCTCAGCGGACCATAAAGTTAAAATACCTAGACCAATTACTAGAGAATCTGCAAAGTCAGATTATCGTTATTTTATATTAAGCGATGAAATACCTGCGCAAGTTAGAGGACTCGCTGAAGAAGCTCAGCACTCTGGTCAAACCGTTAAAGAATGTGCAATTGAATACTTAACCCCATTCCTAGAACTAGGATTTATTACCCAGGACCAAATCAATATTGTTCTCAACACCTGGAAAAATTGGGCAATCCAACATAATATCAAATTTGAGTAAAACTTTGGCAGTTTATTGGGTAAAATATCTATAATAAACTTAAAAAACCAAAGTAACAATGGATTTATTCAATTTAAACACCGACGACTTTACCGCCCCTAAAGCAGGCACCGCACGCAAAGTAGACGAAAACCTCTACAATCCTGGACCAGATCAAGCTCAAAATGGAGTTTACCGTTCAGTAATCAGATTTATTCCTTGGATCGGGGATCCAGCTAAGAGTAAGTACAAAAAGTACTATGCTCGAATGACAAACCCTTTGACTGGTGAAAGATTTACAATCGATTGCCCTTCTTCATTAGGAAAATCTTCAATCTTATGGACTCTTGATCTAGAGCTTCGTAAATTAGCAAATGAAGAACCAGAAATTGTAAAAGAGATTCAAAAGAATTTCATGAGAGCTTACAATTACTACTCTCTTGTTTACATTAAGAAAGACCCTCAGTTTCCACAGCTTGAAGGAAAAATTAAAGTGTATAGCTTTGGCTACAACATCGATAATTTGATCCAGCAAGAATTGAGTCCAGAAGCAGAATTGATGAACATCAAGAAAATCAATCCTTACTCAATGTTAGAAGGAAAAGACATGGTACTTGTAGTAAAGCGTAAAACTAAGAGCTGGAGAGATTATTCTTCTTCTAAATTTATGTCAGAAACAAGCCCGCTAATCCTTAAATTAGATGACGGTCGCGAACTTCCAGTAAATGGAGAAGAAAAAGTTCAAACCTACGTAAAAGGATTCTTGGAGAAAAATTCTCCAGATCTAGGTCAATACTTCTACAAAGAATGGTCTGAATCAGATTATGAAAAAGTTGCTGAATTTATTAAGGCAATTATTCCTCACAAATCTATTCTTGATGCAGTTTTAGCAAACACAAGAGATGAGAAAATTAAACCTTATTTCGCAGCAATTAAATCTGCTCAACCTGTAAATCGAGTAGTTGCAGATGATCTAGACTTTGCTGCACCATCTAAACCAATTTCAAATAATGCATTTGACGAGTTTGATTCAGCTCCAGCACCAGTTGCTCCAGCGAAATCTGCTCCATCTAATGACTTTGATGACTTATTGGCAGATCTTTAATCTTAAAATAATTTAAATACATGTCACAAGAACAAGTAAATACTGAGGAAA